ATGAAAGGATAATTGCATGAGTAAATTTACGATTGATATTGATTACGAACTTGCCGATAAGATTACTGCTCAAAATCTGCTTGAAACATATCAGAACTTCAAGGATCGCATCAGTGAGATTGAAGCTGGCGGCCGTCCTGCTATCTTTGAGTGGGAAGACATTCAAGCAGACAGGGCTGAGATTCAGAAGCGCATCGATGCTCTCAAGTTGTTGCTTGATTGGTATTGCACTCCTGATCAACTGAAAGAAATGGGATTGAAAGACAATGCCTAAGTATCTTGTTGAGACCATTGACTTCTTTCGCATGCGATACGTTATCGAATGTGAGAGCGCAGAACATGCCAAAGACGTCGTGACGATGAGAGAAGCCGAAGAGTTCAGTCAGTTACATCTTAACGAGACGATCACTTCTACTCGCGTAATTGATGATGCTGAGTATCTTCGTTTGTTCGACGAGGATAATGCCTATTTGAAAGATTGGTCAGAAGAACAGAAATTTCAGTATGTGCACGAAGTAGTCTATGATATTCCAAAGCCAGATATGAAAGAACTCGATCCTGATCTACGTGACTGGGAATACGACGGATGCGGAGTAAAAGTCTGGAAAGGCACAATGGATCTTTATGATGTAGAAAACAACGGAACAGGAATTCAAGTCTAATGTTATTTGCTTTTATAGTGTTCATTATTGGCTTTGCGGTGTATGGTATCCTTACCAATAAAACTACTCCAGAGGAGCGCGATGAAATGTTAAATGATAAGGAAATGTGGCCGTGAATGTATTTGTATTAGATACTGATCCTGTAAAAGCAGCTCAACTGCAGTGTGATAAGCACGTCGTCAAGATGATTGTCGAGAGTGCTCAGATGTTGTCGACAGTTCATCGTATGCTTGACGGCGTAGAAACACGCGCGCCTTCGAAATCTGGTAAGACGATGTCGAAGGCATGGACTTTGCCTGACGAGCGCGAAGATACATTCTATCGTGCTGTGCATATGCATCATCCTTGTACGATTTGGACTGCAGTCAGTAATAACAATTACAATTGGCATTGGATACACTTCGCTGCTCTCTGTGACGAGTACACGTATCGCTATGGCAAGGTTCATAGCACCGATACGCTGTTACGAGAAGCACTTAAGCAATTGCCGACCAATATTCCGATTGGCTACAAAACTCAATTTCCATTGGCAATGAAGGCTTTTCCTGAGTGTATCGACTATAGCGACATCGTAGGATCTTATCGTAAGTTCTATCAGACAAAGCAAGAACGATTCAAGATGGCTTGGACAAAACGCCCGGTGCCTGACTGGTTTTGTATAAATAAACTTGTAGCTTAATCATCGTCCAATAGGGGATTCTATTATGTCAATTGATAATTACGTAAAGTTTATTTCAGAACAACAAAAATCAATGGTGAATGCAGGTTTGGCAAATCCGGTCGACGCAGCGCAGATCAGTGAGCAGTTTAATTTAAACGAAGTTGCTGCTATTATGAAACATTTTCGTGGCGAAGGTCAAACACACGGAGACGGTTCTGCGCAATCAGCAATGAATAATCATGAAAAAATTATGGACCATTTGGATAAAACACTTGGGCCTAAACACCCGGTTTATAAAAAAATAGCAACTCATCTAAGAAGAGCTCAAAGACAACATGATATTGCTGATGATCATCCTTATACTGATAAATTTTTTAGACATAAAGAAAATGCATCTGGTCATGAAGATGCCGCAAAAGAAGCATATGCTGATCATTTAAAATCTTCAAAAAAAGTTGATGAAGCCGTAATCGATGCTCTTGCTGAAGCCGCTAAAAAGGCAACCTAAATTTAATATAAGCTTTAACAAACCGGCCCGGTAGCAATACTTGGGTCGGTTTTGTTTATAAATATATCATGACAAATAAAACACCTTATAGACCACTGCTTCCTTCTGAGCTATTAAAAGCTGGCAGAGAAGGAAGAATCAATACCTTCTTTGATAAGATCAAAGCAGGAGAAGAATTTTTACTTATGAGTGGTAAACTCGTAAAGATTAAAAAAGATTCTGATCTTGAAACTTTAGCGATGTCCGCTTATAATTCTGGAAACAAAAAAGCATTGGGCGCAATTAAGTTTACTAGTACCACCGGAATAACATATAAATTTGCAGATTTTGCCAAGTCTGCAGAATTTGGCGGTAAAGGTGGAGGTTCTGGTACAGTAGCTGAAGATGCCGCGCTTGCAGATATCCAGAAAAAACTAACAGAACTTCTTTCTACAGAAAAAACTCCTTATATCAAAGTTAAGATTGGCAATGAAATTGTAAAAATGGCTGAAGTCATTTCAACCCCAGGTACACCAAAAGCAGACTTTCACGTGATCGATGAGAAAGGTAACGAGGTTGCCTGGATCTCTCACAAAAAAGGAAGAAAAGCCAATGACTTTCAACAATACGGCGGTATGACTGAAATTAATGATGAAGCCGAGGTTCGTCAGTTTGCTAATGATGTTAAGAAGATTCTTGGTGGAAAAAGATTGCCTATGAAGACGGCTTTTGCTCGGCCGGTGTCAGCAAAGAGCGTAGCGTTAAAAACTTTATACGGTAAAGATTATAAAGCAGGTAAAGCAAGCGGCCGACAGAACATTAATGTTCTTTATCAAGGCCCAATGTCATTTACAAAAGCAAGCGGAAACTATAATATTACGAGTAATCATACAATAGTGCATGGAGAGATTCCTTCTGGAGACTATGAGTGTTACTACTACTGTCGTCCCGCACAAGATCGCACACAGTTCGGTGTACCAGGAGCTAGATTTTTTATCGTTTCTAAATTGACTGCGATAAAAAATCGCAATACTTTGATCATTTAAGCATGTACATTTTATCAAAACTATGGTAGAGTAAACTATGATAAAGAAACGATTTCGAGAGTTTGTTGGTTCAGGTACGCTTACGATATTCGATATTGATGAGACGCTCTTCCATACATATGCTAAAGTTGCTGTTGTGAAAGATGGAAAGACAGTTCGTACGTTAGACAACCAAGAGTTCAACACTTACAAGCGTAAGGATGGTGAAACCTACGACTTCGGAGAGTTTGCAAATGCTGAGGTGTTTCGCAAGTCATCGAAGCCAATCACTCGAATGATTGCCAAAACGAAGGCGATCTTTGCCAACTCTCTGAAGAATCCTCACAGTCGAGTGATTATCTGTACTGCGCGAGCTGACTTCGATAACAAGGATATCTTCCTTCAGACATTTCGCGATCATGGTCTACCTATCGATAATATCCACGTCGAACGTGCTGGTAACCTGAAGATCGACTCTTCGGCAGAAGCCAAGAAGATCATCTTTCGAAAGTATATAAATACTAAGAACTACGTAAAGCTTCGCTTGTTTGATGATGCTCCTAGCAATCTTCAGGCATTTCTTTCGTTGAAGAAAGAATTTCCGAACATGACGTTCGAAGCTTTCTTTGTAAATCCTAATGGATCGGTAAAGACAGTAAGATGAAATCTTTTAAGAATTACATTGCTGAAGCAACAGATGATAATCGCAAGATTGTTGATAAGCTCGAGAAGACTCGTACTTCTATGCATAGTCATTGGAAGCGTGGAGGTGAATCATATCACAAACATGCTCTTGGGTTAATATATCGCTATAATGATCTAAAAAATAAGTTGCGCGACACACCAGAAGGCAATCAGCACTGGAAAGAATATTGCGCTAGGCATAAATTTGATACAGCCCATGAGGGTCATGATCACTATGCATAAGAGGATTAAATGACAACATTCAAAGATTTCCTCGCAGAAGAGTTGGACGAAAGCAAACTCAAACATCTTGAGCATGCTGAAGATCACGTAATCAATGCTGGTCATGAAGGCTTTTCGCATGCCTATCACAATCTGAAAGATGTGCATGATAAGTTGACTGGTAAGAAGAACGATACCAAAGTTACCATGAAGTATGACGGTTCTCCTTCTGTGGTGTTCGGGCGGCATCCTCAAACTGGTCGATTCTTTGTCGCATCAAAGTCAGCCTTTAATAAGAATCCAAAGATCAATTATACAGAAGACGATATTCAGAAGAATCATGGTCATGCTCCGGGTTTGGTGTCAAAACTGAAAGCCGCTTTACAGCACCTTCCGAAGGTCACACCGAAGAAAGGTGTTTTCCAAGGCGATATTATGCATACGCCTGACGACGTTCATGACAATGATGGTCGAGTGCACTTTACTCCCAACACCATTACGTATTCTGCTGCGAAGGCATCGGCACAAGGAAAGGCTGCATTGAACTCGAAGGTTGGTGTTGCTGTTCATACCAAATATAATGGCAACAATCTCGAAGATATGCAAGCCGAACACGGCGCACAGCTAAACGATTTTGGAATGCATAAAGATGTACATTTGATTTCTACTGAGCATCGACTCGATAATATCAAGTACACACCGGCACATCGAGAGAAGTTTGCAAAGGCGATGGCTGCGGCTGCTGCTGCAAATAAGAAAGCAAAGCCTGAAACATATGAAGCGATTAAAGGCCATGAGATTCCTCTGAAGACTTACATCAATCATACCGTTCGTACTGGCACGAAACCGAGCGTAGAAGGTTTTATGAATCACTATATGAAGTCGCATCAGAAGAAGGTTGAAGGTGTGAAGACAGCAGCATCGAAAGCAGCTAAGACTTCTGCGATGGAATCAGATATTGGCCACGTTCAACGTAATCGTGCACACTTTCAAAACGTGTTAAATCAACATAAGGCCTTGCAAAAAGCTAAGAGTGTATTAACGAATGCCCTTTCGAGCAATTCAGAATTTGATCATAGCATTAATGGAAAGAAAGCAAAGCCTGAAGGTTTTGTAGTAGTCAGACATAATCGTCCTACTAAGTTTGTTGATCGTGCTGAGTTCTCGGCAGCCAATTTTAATAGGAATAAAGCAGTATGAAATCCATTCATATTACACAAGGAAGATTTAATCCTGTCCATGCTGGACATGCGATGGTTGTGAAACATGTGATGGATTCTGCTAAAGCAGAAGGTGCTGATCATAAGATCTTGACGACTGGATCTCATGATGCCAAGAAGAATCCTTTGACACCTGAGCAGAAGGTGAAGCATCTTTCTCGTGCTGTCAAAGGCGCGAAGGTTGAAGCGATGGGTAAGGATCATCCTACTCTTTTGCATCAAATGACAAAGCTACATAAAGCTGGTTACACACATGTCACAATGCATGTCGGTTCTGATCGCGTCAACGAATTCCACAAGCTTTTG